AGCTTAAGTCTCATACCCATCTTTTTCCCGCTGCCATTAATCGAACTATTGATGTTTTAGATACCCGAAAGTATTTAGGTAAAATAGCGTGGAAAATTAATGAAAATCTTTTTTATGACGGAGCTATGACATCAGGCGGTGAACGATCAGATAGGCCAATCAATACTATTCGTGGGAAGGAAAAGATTCGGCAAACAGCTAATGGAATGAAAGTAATTAATGCCCGGTACACTGAACGAGCTGCCAAGCGATTTGTAGCAGCATGTAAAAGAGGTGTAGTTGAGGAGAGTGAAATGATAGATTGTACGTACAAAGTTGTTCCCAAATATGAAATCCATTATGCATCCGGTGCCCCTGGTTCTTGTGCTAAAAGTCAAATGAAATGTCGCGAGTATTTTATCTCTCATGCCACAGTAGTAGTACTAGAGCGCCTATTCTTTATGTTTCGCCACTTTATTAATAGGGGAGACGCAATAAGAATAGGGATGACGTGGTTTTTTGGAGGAGCATATCGTTTCTATAAATATATGAAACGATGTCTTGGTATGACTTATGATGATGGGGATTTTTCCAAAATTGATAAGACTATTAAAGCGATCCTGCTAGCCCTTCATATTCAATCAGGAGTCATGTATCTAGACTTCTTTAAGATGGCACCCGACGATGTCCTTTGTTACAAAACAGCACTTAAAATACTTACAAAAATTAGAATAGTGAAAGTAACGCGGATGGATGGAAATAACTGGGTGGTAGTCAAGGGAGTCATGCCGTCAGGAATCTTCGAGACCAGTGATGGGGATTCGTGGTGTGTTTTGTTCCTCCTTTGCTGTTGGATAGAGCATTTGCGTGCGACTGATCACCATGCGTGTACGGCAATAGATTTCTACTTTTTTACAGAGTGGGTGATAGCCATCTATGGAGACGATCATTTGCAAGGAATAGGACCCCATCTTCGACAGTTCATGAGCGAGTATGGATTTGCTGAATATTGCTCCGAATTTTGGGATATGAAGATTCGTGAGATCAGAGTGAACCTCCCGCTCCTAACAACTCTGCGATATGACCGGTTAACTGTAGTAGATGCAGATGGTAAAACGGTGACAGTTAATCATTGTACGGACTATGCGGTACAGGAAGGTGCTATTTTTTTGAAGAGATCTTTAATTCTTCGTCCTCCGCACCTTCCCCAGCAGTGTGCTCCAGTAGTTGCATGGAAACCCGCATGGCACCATTTTGTACGTATCCCTTATTCTGCCGAGGGCAAGATATCTTGGTCCCGTGTTTTGTGTTCCACGATGGGTCACGCTTGGGACTGTCAAGGAACAAATCTCCACGCTTTTGAAGAATTGCAGTTTTTTTATAATGAATTGGTTACCTATTTAAATCTCACTGCGGATGGAGTGCGAGATATGATAGAAGAAGAATTTAAGAATGAAAGGGTCAAGACTCGCATGTTAACAAAATTAGGAATAGATCGTCAATCATTTTATCGATTTCCAACGCTCTCACAACTTATTGAATATCATATTGAGAGCGATAGATGTGAGTATAAGGTTAACCCAGATTCAGCGTTTGATCGTAAGCAATTTGAGGATTATGACGACCTCGATTACTTAAATCTTCAATAGTCAGTGGGCCCGAGGCCAACGTGCCGGCGCGCGATCACCGTTAAGCTACCGAGAGGAGCAGGGAAAATACCTCATTTCTTCCTTGAGAAATGCGAAGCAACAAGAAAGAGGAAA